TCAGCAAAAGCTGGCGCAAGAGCACCCTGATTTCGGTCAGATTGCTCAAGATACAGACTTTGTGAATTGGGTGAAATCTTCACCTATTCGCCTTGGTTTGTATGCAAAAGCTGATGGTGAGTTTGATTACGACAGCGCAAACGAATTGTTAAGCACCTATAAGCAGTTGCGAGGAATTAAGGCAAAACAGACTACAGATGCAGGGGAAACTCAGCGCAAGTCAAACCTTAAAGCCGCAAGTGTCGATGTAGGTGGAAGTGGAGAATCTGGAAAAAGAGTCTATCGCAGGGCTGATCTAATTCGGCTGAAGATGACTGACCCAGATCGTTATGAGGCGTTAAGCGGAGAAATCATGCAAGCGTATCAAGACGGCAGGGTTAGATAATTTAACTTATCGTTTTTTGGAGATTTAACATGGCAACATCATTTTCCCCCACAAACTCAGTTACGGTAACAACCGCTGAAAAATTCATCCCAGAAATTTGGTCAGATGAAATCGTTGCGGCTTACAAGAAAAACCTCGTTTTAGCTAACTTGGTTATGAAGATGAACTTTAAAGGTAAGAAGGGTGATGTAGTTCACATCCCTGCACCTACCCGTGGTTCTGCTTCTGCTAAAGCCGCTGAAACAGCAGTCACTTTGATTGCCGCTACAGAGTCTGAAGTTCAAGTTTCTATCAATAAGCATTACGAATACAGCCGTTTGATTGAGGATATTGTCGAAGCCCAAGCCTTGAACAGCTTGCGTAACTTCTACACATCTGACGCTGGTTACGCTTTGGCTAAACAAGTCGATACTGACTTGGTTCAGTTGGGTCGTTCAACCAATGGCGGTGCTGGTACAAATGCTTATGCAACTGGTGCGTTTATTGGTGGTGATGGTACTACTGCTTATGTTGCCGCAAACAACAATGAGTCAGCATTGACCGATGCCGCTATTCGCCGCACTATTCAGCGTCTTGACGACACTGATACCCCAATGGATCAGCGTTTCTTCTTGATTCCTCCATCAAGCCGCAACACTTTGATGGGTTTGGCTCGTTACACTGAACAAGCCTTTGTTGGTGGTACAAACAGTACCATTCGCACAGGTGAGATCGGTAACTTGTATGGTATCCCTGTGTTTGTCTCAAGCAATTGCGACACAGCATCAGGCTCTAACAATGCACGAGTTTGCTTGATGGGTCATAAAGACTCACTGGTTTTGGTTGAACAAGTGGCTATTCGCTCACAAGTTCAGTACCAACAGCCGTACCTTGCAACTTTGTACACAGCAGACACGCTGTATGGAGTGCAAATTCTGCGTTCAGCGGCAAGCACTGGTGCGGCTAAGTCTGCATCAATGTTTGCTTTGTTGGTTCCTGCCTAATTGCAGTTGCGCCCCCTGCCTTAGTGGTGGGGGGACTTTTTTAACCTAATTAGGAGAAATCAAAATGGCAGCAGCAACAGCAGTTGTTTCAAGTAGAGACAACGATTCTTTTCGAGGTTTGTTCAGTGATACATGGACAGTTACTTGCACTTTGGATTCTGCATCTGTTGCAGACCAAGCCGCTGGTACTGATACTGTGACTGTCGCTGGCGTTGTCCTTGGCGATATGGTTATTGGTATGTCGGCTGGTGTAGACGAAGCGGGTTTAGTTCGCCGTGCTTACGTTTCAGCAGCAAACACAGTGACTATTGCAACAACTAATACAACTGGCGGGGCTGTTAATTTAGCTTCTACTACTGTTAAATTGGTTATTGCCAAAATGGTGTAAAGATAGGGGGGCTAGTCCCCCCTTTCTCATTTAAGGGTTTTATGGCTACTTTTCGTTGTCTTCAATCAAATAACACTGTGACTTTCACATATCAGCATGATATTGACTCTATGAAGGGTCATCAGGGTTATGTAAGAATAGATGAACCAGAAGTAACCATAGAATCAGTTAATTCTGAGCGTACAGATACCGCTTTTGCGCCTGTCATCCCCACAATTAAGCGTATGGGTAGACCTCGAAAGGTTGAAAATGTCTGAAATTGACGCAAGAGATTTTGGTAGATTAGAGGCTCAAGTAGAGGCTCTACATGGTCAGGTATCTCAATTGAGTACCGATGTCAAATCATTACTTGAACTTGCCAATAAAGGCAAAGGTGGATTTTGGGTGGGTATGACTATCGCTTCATTCATGGGCGGTGTGATTACCTTTGTTGCTGATCGACTCTGGAAATAAGGAGAATATTATGTACGGAAAAATGATGGGTGGTAAGGCCAAAGAAACTGCAAGCAAGGGCAAGAAAAAGGGCGTTCCTGTGACCATTATGGTTGCTGTTGGCAAGCCAAAGATGCCCATGCCTATGCGTGGTGGTAGAACTGCTACCAACATGATGAAGAAATCCTCAAGAGGTAAATAATGTCATCCTTAACTACTCCCGCCACTCTATTGAGTGCTGTTGTCGCAACAGGTGCATCTCGATCTGTGCAAGCAGATGCTGGTCAACCCGCATTCTTACAAGTTAGTGGTATCACTACTGCAACTGTTGCATTCCAAGGTAGCTTGGATGGAACAACCTTTGCCACAATTGGCACTGCTTTGACCGCTGATGGCATTGTCACCATAGCCAATGCTCCCAAGTATTTGCGAGCAAACTGCACAGCTTACACCTCTGGAACTATCACTGCAAAAGTGTTGTATTGACATGAAAAAGACTAAAGCACAAGCCAAGATCAGTAAGGTCATGAAAGAGTTTGGTGCGGGTAAGTTGACTTCCAATAAAAAGGTTGTCAAAGACCCAAAGCAAGCAATGGCAATTGCCTTATCTGAGGCTGGTAAGGCTAAGAAGAAATGAAAACCAAATCTAAGGTCAATCAAGCGGGGGTTTACACCAAACCCACCATGCGAAAAGCCTTGTTTGAGAAGATCAAAGCAGGGTCATCAGGGGGTGATTCTGGTGAGTGGTCAGCAAGAAAAGCACAATTGCTTGCCAAAGAGTACAAAGCCAAAGGCGGGGGTTACAAGACATGAGCAAATCAGCAACGCACTATTTGCCTGATGGCAAGATTTACAAGGGTAAATTGCACAAAGAAAAGGGTGTTTTGATGACAGGTGCAAAACATACTCCTGAAAGCAAAGTCTTGACGCACACACCACCTAAGCCAAAGGCTAAGAAATGAAAGACCCCCAGCAATCTCTCAAAGATTGGGGTAAACAGAAGTGGCGTACCAAGTCAGGTAAACCATCGTCTGAGACAGGCGAGAGGTATTTGCCAGAGGCGGCAATCAAGTCTTTGAGTTCTGCTGAGTATGCGGCAACTACCAAAGCCAAGCGCAAAGGTACGGCGGCTGGTAAACAGTTTGTAAAGCAACCAAAAAAGATTGCAAAGAAAACGGCTAGTTACAGATGAGGTAAAAGATGAAATCACCTACTTGGCAAACAAAAGCTGGTCAAAATCCCAAAGGGGGGTTGAATGCCAAGGGCAGAGCATCTTATAATGCGGAAACTGGTGGCAACTTGAAAGCACCAGTAAAGTCGGGGGATAACCCTCGCAGAGCAAGTTTCTTGGCTCGTATGGCTGGCAACGATGGTGCTGAGTACGACAAGAAAGGTGAACCAACAAGACTGCTTCTTTCGCTCAAGGCATGGGGTGCAACCTCAAAGGCTGACGCAAAGGCAAAAGCTAAAGCTATCTCCGCAAGGAATAAGGCAAAGGCAAAATGAGAGCATTATCAGTTGGCGCAAATCTAACAGCAACAACAAACACTACCCTCTATACCGTACCTACGGGTTACTATGCAAGGGTAGTATTGCTTCGTGCCGCTAATGCAACTGGTTCAAATAAACATATTACTTTTGATTGGGTAGATACATCAGCATCTGCTACCTATTCACTGGTTTACCAAACGGCAGTTACTTCCAAAACAACTCAAGATTGGGGCGGTGTATCTTATTTTGTAATGGAAGAAGGCGACATACTTAAAGCAACATCAGAATCAGCATCAACCTTTGCTGTTGCAGTCACTATTGAAGAAGAAGGGTTGACAAGAACATGACCTACCTTGAATTAATCAATGATGTACTTATCAGATTGCGTGAGACAACAATTTCATCAATCAATGAAACCACTTATTCAACTCTGATTGGCAAGTTTGTTAATGACGCAAAGCGTCAAGTTGAAGATGCCTTTTCATGGAATGTGTTGGGTCAAACTATTACAGTTACAACCGTTGCATCTACAGCAGCTTATTCTTTGACAGGTGCAGGACAGAAGTTTCAAGTCATGGATGTCATCAATACCACAAGCAATGTTGGTTTGATAAACATCAGTTTTGTGGATATGAACCGAAAGCTAAACTTTACGCCACTTGTGAACTCTCTCCCCACAGAATTTGCTTTTGATGGCGTTGATGGTAATTACGACACTAAGGTAAATTTATATCCAATACCTGATGGCGTATACACAATCAAGTTTTCCTTAACAGTGCCACAAGCTACTCTGGCATCAGGTTCAACAGTAGTGCTTGTCCCTGATGTTTTAGTGGCTCAGAATGCTTATGCTCGTGCATTGGTAGAGCGTGGTGAAGATGGCGGTCTGTCTTCATCTGAGGCTTATCTGTTGTACAAATCTATGCTCTCTGACCACATTGCTTTAGAAGGCACTCGTTACCCTGAGAATCAGGAGTTTGTAGCAATATGAGCAAGCAACTAGAAATTGCAAGCATTTCAGCCCCCGGCTTTTATGGGTTGAATACTCAAGACTCGCCTCTTGATTTGAATGCTGGCTTTGCTTTGGTTGCGACTAATTGCGTGATTGACCAGTATGGTCGTATTGGTTCACGCAAAGGTTTTTCTAGGCTTAACTCATCTACTGGTAACTTGGGGGCAAACGATGTTACTGTGATGAATGAGTTGGTTCAAGCAGATGGCACTTTGACTGTTTTGTTTGCTGGTAACAACAAGCTGTTTAAACTTGATGGCTCTAATGCTATTGTGGAGTTGACCTATGGGGGTGGTGGTACAGCACCAACTATTACCGCAAGCAATTGGCAAACAGCGTCTTTAAACAACATCACTTACTTCTTTCAGTCAGGGTTTAACCCACTGATCTATGACCCTGCTGTAAGCACTACAACATTTCGTAGAGTGTCGGAGAAGACAGGTTATGTAGGCACTGTGCCTGATGCCAATATTGCAATCTCTGCTTTTGGTAGATTGTGGGCGGCAAACACCACAGCCAATAACGCAACAGTCTTTTTCTCTGACTTGATTGCTGGTCATGTTTGGTCAACAGGTACATCAGGTTCTTTGAATGTAGACCGTGTTTGGGTGAATGGTGCTGATGAGATCACAGGTCTAGCAGCACACAATGGTTTCTTGTTTATCTTTGGTAAGCGTCAGATTCTGATTTACCAAAATGCCACAACACCAGCATCAATGTCATTGCATGACACTGTTGAGGGTATTGGTTGTATTGCTAGAGACAGTATTCAGACAACTAGCACTGATGTGCTTTTCTTGTCTAATTCTGGTGTCAGATCATTGATGAGGACTATTCAAGAGAAGTCATCTCCTGAGAGAGACTTGTCTAAGAACATTCGTAATGATTTGATGGAGACTGTGGCTGGTGAGACATTGGCTAATATCAAGTCTGTTTATTCAGAGCGTGAAGCCTTTTACTTGTTGACTACACCCAGTACAAAGTCAGTGTTCTGTTTCGACACAAAAGCGTATTTGCAGGATGGTGCGGCAAGGGCTACAACTTGGGACTCTATAGAACCAACATCATTGTTGTCTCGCAGAAACGGTGATTTGTTGGTTGGTAAGAATGGTTATGTAGGCAAGTACGGTACTTTCCAAGACCATGATGCTGAGTACAGGATATTGTACTACACAAACCACTCTGACCTTGGCGATCAAAATGTCACTTCTATTTTGAAGAAGTTGTCTACTGTTGTAATTGGTGGAAGTAATCAAGTAGTTACATTCAAGTGGGGATTTGACTTTAAGACCAACTACTTGTCTGACAGTGCGACTATCCCAACCCAAGGCGAAAGTTTGTATGGTGTTGCAGAGTATGGTGCAAACGCTACTGTCATTGCAGAGTATGTTGATGGTATTGCTTTGCAAACATTGACAGTTTCGGCATCAGGTTCTGGCAAGGTTGTGCAGTCGGGTTATGAGTCAAACATTGATGGGACACCATTGTCATTTCAGAAGATTGAGATTCAATCCAAACAAGGTAGATTAAGTTAAGGACAGATATGACAAATTACACAAAAGCAACCAACTTTGCCACTAAAGATGCTCTGTCTTCTGGTAACCCTTTGAAGATTGTCAAAGGTACTGAGATTGATACTGAGTTCAACAACATTGCTACTGCCATTGCAACCAAGGCAGATTTGGCAAGTCCTACCTTTACTGGTACGCCTACATTGCCAACAGGAACTATTGCTGTTACTCAGTCTAATGGAAGCAATACAACCACTATAGCCACAACTGCTTTTGTTCAAGCGGCAATTGCTTTGCTGTATCCAGTTGGGTCAATCTACACTAATGCAAGCGTCAGCACTAACCCTGCAACCTTGCTTGGTTTTGGCACATGGACTGCGTTAGT